ATCCTTTTAGGTTGAGTAACATCCCATTGACCTTGAGTTTTAAACTTTAATCTAGCACCACCACTTCTTACGTTAATACCAGGGGAACCATCAACCATTCCCAACATAAAACCCGCTGCTAAACCTAAACCAGGAGACCCAGTAATGTTTGCGACACCTTCTGAAGCAATGGCAGCGCCTTCATCTAATGCTCCAACAGGAGAGCTTTCATAACCAGTACCAATTGTATCAGTTAGGTTATCTAAAGTATTAACAACAGGTTTAGGTACATTATCTTCAATAAAACCTCTAACTTGTTTTCTACCATATTCTATTTCATTGCCTATCATATTACCAACACGAACAACACCATTAACAAATTCTAAGGGGTTATTCGCATATCGTTGGAGGTTTTGTAAAAATTGAGGCATAATTAATTAATATACTCCATAATTAGTTTTTCACGGAGTTTATTAACTCCAAATTTATTTCTCATCCAGCTGATAACAGGTGAGCTTCCTTTTTCCTGATTACAACGGGTGCAAGCGCACACGACATTTGTTTCGATATCTTCTCCGCCACTAGAACGAGGGCGAACATGGTCAATAGAGAGTTGACTGAGGTCATAAGTTTTACCGCAATAGATACAGGTGTGATCAAAATGTTCCTTAATAGAGCGCCTCCACAGACGCTTTGCTTCTGGTGAGGTCATAACTATTAAGTTGTAAAGGTAATGGTCAGGAGTAGGAAGGAGAGGAGTCATTTTTTACGTTTTTTACCGACACGGGCACGATTAATTTTCATAGATTCAAGGACAGTAGAGCCATCTGTTTTATGAGAGACATCTTTACCATCACCGTTTCCATAAGTACCACGTTTTCGGTTATCTGCGTTTAGTTCCGCTCTTTTCTTTCGTTGTGAAGGTTTAGCATCATAAGCTTTCTGGTAAGATTTATAATTACCATTAGCATATTTAGCACCTTTATGTTTAGTAGGTCGTGCCATGTAGCCTCCGTTGGACAAGTTCTGGGTCAACAGTAGGCATAAGTTTAGTTAATTTATCTAGTGGGTTACCATCAAAAGCAATACCACTAATGTCGTTTGTTTTCAGCCAGTCACAAGCAGCCTTTAGGTCAGCCGTAGAAGCCTCACCCGATTTGATACGGGCAAGGAATTCTTTGGTGACGAGGTTATGCAGTTCATTAAACTGGTCTTCCGTCGCCTTCTTTTTCATCAGACTTTAAGAGCAATCTTTAGGGCCATTACAGCCGTGTCATCAAGGTCGTTATCTGTTTCTTTAACAAGCTTTTGCAGCAAATCAATAATCAGCTTTTTTACAGCATTTGATTTAAAGAAAGCAAATAGGATTGGTTTTACTAAAGTAATCATGTTAGTTACACTTTTTATTTGATAGTTGGTCTAGTTTGTTCTCAATACGAACCATGTGCTGCTCAACTCTTTCCATAGCAAGTGAGAACTCCGATTTAGCTAAATAATCAGTAGCTATACGGAGTTCAACGGTATCTAATCGTTTGTCCAGTTCATGAACACGATTATGTACACGGGTGATGAGTACACTGAAACCAGTTGCTAAGGCAACACCCAAAGGGATGATTGCCTCAACCATCAGCTCAACCGCACACGCAGAACACCACTGTTGTGATACACCTGTCCGACAATCACACCAGCAGCCGCAGCAGCAGTGTCATCAGCAGCATCAGTCAGGTCAGATGCATCAAGAACCAGATCACCAGTAATTTCAACACGACCGCCTGCAGCAGCAGGAATCATTTCGATGTTATTACCGACGTTAATACCAGTACCACGGACAGGGTTAATGACTTTGGTGAGGTTTGAGTCAAAATCAAAGTAAGTTTTACGATCAGACTCATTGGCATCTACATCAGTTTGGACAGCAGCCACAGCAGTAGCTGTAGTTGGATCTGCTTCCAATGTATCTAGACGCCCGGAGAGGGCAGCTTCTGCAGCATCGCTAGCAGTTTCATTCGCGTCAACGTCGGCTTGAACCGCAGCGACAGCTGTAGCGGTTGTAGGGTCAGCTTCAAGAGTTGTGATACGAGCTGACAGTGCAGCTTCAGCATTATCTGAGGCAATTTCATTAGCATCTACATCAGCTTGAACAGCTGTGATTTGTGAATCATTAGCAAGTTTTACCCAAGCACCAGCGTGAGCAAAGAACTGAGCACCGTCTGCATGGCTATGCACCACACGACCGTGGTTATCAGCAGCAGCAGGGAAGGCAGCTTGATCGGCATAGAGCCACATACCAGAAGCAATCAGTGCATCTACACGAGCAGCTTCAGCAGCATCAGCGGCATCACAGTCTGATTCATTTTGATCTACATCAGCTTGTACAGCATCAATAAGACCCTGCAGTGTTGCCTGTAAGTTAGTAAGAGCTGTACCACGTGCAGAAGCCTCTGCAGCAACAGCAGAAGCAGCAACAGTTTCATTGTTATCCACATCAGCCTGGACAGCATCTACAGCGTTCTGTAGGAGTGTCTGAAGGCTTGTACGTGCTGTAGAAGCAGCCGTAGATAGGTTATCAATATTAGTCTGCAACGTAGTGTTAGCAGTTTGCATCGTTGTAAGGAACGACGCATCATCACCAATTGCTGCAGCTAGTTCATTCAAAGTATCTAGTGCTTCTGGAGCAGCGTCCAGAACACCAGCAATCTTAGCATCAATATATGCCTGGATAAAAGCGGTGCTGTAATCGCCATAGCGACCGGCAGGTACAGTGTAAGTCATCAAGCAACCTTAAGAGTAATAGGACCACCAGCCAGTTCATCATTACTGGCTTGACGTTCGGTGTAGAACGCAGCATCGAAGGTGGTCGAGCTGTAATATTCGGGGTAAGCAGGGATGCAGTGCGAAGACAGAGTTGCACTATGCACTGCAGTTTCAATTGTAAGTCCAGAGTAAGCCATAGTTTTAAAAATTGTTATTTAAAGCCGTCGATGTAATTAACGTAAAAAGGAGTTTGTTTGTAGTGACCATCTGAAAGTATGAATATACGATCAGCACCAGGAGCTTGCCAAACAAAAGCAGTCTCTGATCCTAAAGATCGTCCACCATCAGCACTTTCGATACCCATATCAATGCCAAACGGAATACGAGTCCAGTTTTTAAAATCTTCAGTAACGTACATTACATTTTCTAGACACCATGCATTTTGAATCTCTCCTTGGTCCTCACTCAACATATCCTTAGGATAATATTCAGGGGCATTTCGTTTTGGATCTCCCACTTCTTGCGTAACGTAATAATAGTGACCGTCAAGATAGCCAGCGTTGTAATTATCACCAGTACGATAGTAATAGAAATATTTATATTCTGATGGTGTATGGGATGAGTTAGAGTCACCGGGTTTAACCCAAGGTTTAAATAAAGTATCTTCTTTAGTGCTACGGGTTTTATAATCCATTTCTGCCCAAGTTAAACCATCATCAAAACTTACTAGAAAACTATTTTTAGTAACAAGTAGCCATACACCGGTTTCTTCAATATACTGTACTCGTGGTAGGTTTAATGATTGTCCAGGTACGATGTTCTTTTGATTGTTATTTGAATTTTTGCTGTAGTAAGGATCGTTATAAACTAAGCTGCTGTTAATTTCCTGATGAGTCTGAAAATTATCTGTAGTGCGGATAATTTGACCCCACATATGAACAGCAATTTTAGTACCATGACCGCTTAAGCCAATATCATTAAAATAAAACTGGGTAGTGGTCCCACTTGTCTGTGCCTGACGTAGCCTTATTTGTTTTTTAGACAGCAAGCCTTCGTCAGGACCACTTGACCATTTAACCAAAGAAGTAGGACCAGAATTAGTTAGATCCGGGTTTAACCACTTGCTTAGATCCGCATCAAATTGAACAATTTTACCGTCACCCCAAGTAGTCCAAACTTCATTATTGATGCGATCATATTTTAGAGATCTCCAAGGATCTGAACCAAATCCGTGCTCTTCAAAACTAGCATAAAACTTAGTATTATAGATAGTTTCAAAATCATCAAAAGTAACAAGAATATATCCAAAACCCGACCCTGTTTTAACAATCCATTGTTTACCGCCACACCACACAAATGGATTGTATTGGGTTCTGTTGCACTTGTCTAGAGTACGAAAGTTTGAACTTTCACCAGAGCCAGGTTTGTACAGTGAATAAACGGTGTCTGTTGGTTGCCAAGTAACACCTTCATCATCTGAATAGCCAAACCATTTATCTGTATAATAAATAATGCGCCTAGTTTCAGGGTTTTGACCACACCATCTGAAACCAGCATCAGGAAGACTTGTGTAAAACGTGTCTGAACCACTTTTACCTTCTGTTTTCATTTCCCAATAGGCGTCCGTAGGTCTAGACGTCAAATCCCCCATTGGGATTGATCCTGTTTTTTGGATTGCTTTCATTGTTTTTTCTGCTAGTTTCCAAAGTCCTTGACCTTGGTCATATTCGTAAGTAAACCCATTAGGTGCCTTAAATTCTGGCGTTGTAATGGGGTCTGGAAAATCAAATGCCATAATTA